TCCCTAAATGCCATACCACAAGACTGTACCTTGTGCCTGAAGTTACTGGTTTAACTCTGTGCCAAACAAAACTAGGAAATACAATTATAGATCCTTTTGGTAATATTTCTTTACATTGTATTTTATGTTTTGATTCATCTCTCATATTAGGATCATAGTTCCTAAAATCAAATTCTAATTCACCACCTTGATATTCTGAACCGTCTGTTAATTGACAAGTCATAGATAGTTTTCTAATTTTTCCGTGCTCTGGATTATTAGTATTTTTTCTATCATAAGGTTTATCCCAACTATCACAATGCCAATCATAATATTGATTTAATTTATATTTTGTAAATTGACAAGCTTCAGATCTATCCCACTCAAAATTCCAACCAGCAGCTTTATTTGCTCGATGAACATATGGATGTAATTCTTTATATATCCAAGTATCGCTTAACCATACTAAATCAGAATTTCTTTTTCTTTTTAAATTTAATACTTCTTGCTTGTTTAATGTTTTATCTCCATATCCACCTGTTCTAGCCATTATTTCTTTTTGTGTGTTAGCGTATTGTATTACTTCATCACAAAATTTAGGTGTTAAAACTCCACTAAAATACCAGTAATAATTAGATATATTCATAAGTTATTGTTTGTACAAAATTTAAACTATCCTTTTGATTATTGGTTATGTAATACATATTAGTTGATGGAAACATAATAAATTTGTTATCTTTAAGTGGTATATCCCAACTTCTACCTTTACGTCTATTGTCTTCATAATGCACACGCACATTACAGTTTTTAACTTTTACACCGTATAACAAAGTATAATCTGGTGAGTTACGTAAATCCACTGGATCTATATTTAATAATGGAATTGTTGTCTCTTGAGGTTTATAAATATTTCCCCAAGTTTTTTTATTAATTAAACAAAATCCATAGTCTAAATTTATATGATCTCTAATATAAGTGTTCAACATATCAAATGTTCGTGAGAATGGAAAATCTTTATTTTGAATTACTGATTGTAAAATGTCACCTGATAATTTATCTCGGTCAATGTCCCAATTTTCAGGCATTGTTACATCGCCAAAATATAATGCTTGTTCACTTAATATCTTCTTATACACACCACCACCACATTAAATTATGCCATAGAATTTGTCAAATCCCAACTTTGATTTTCTTCATTCCAGGCATAGATCCATCTGTGAGTATTAGCTGCATTTTGTGATTCTTGTTCTGCAGTTAGTTCAGGAGCATCACCTATTGGTGATTGCCAAGAAGCTGTTGTAGTATTTTTCACCCAAGATGCAAAAGGTTTTGGAGGCCAAAAAATATTATTATCTTCGTCCCAAATATAACCTATACCTGCAAAGTTTCCTCTAAATGCTTTTGAGTCATCACCTGAATTATGTTTATTTTGTGATGTATTGTAAGAAGTTTGAATCCACATTTGTGCAGGCCAATTATTATGTGTTTCTAACCACTGTTGACCTACTGTTTCGTCTTCAACACCATCAGCGTTTAACATCTTATCATTATCCATAGTTAACACTTGAATAACTTTACTGTTAGTTCCTAGTTTTGCAAAATGTGCCATAATATTTCTCCTTATATACTAATTTTAATTTTCCATCAACCTATTGGAATTTATACCTTATTATTACTATTCCTGAACCACCTGTTCCACCTAAACCATTTAGAGGACCATTACCACCACCACCGCCACCAGTAT